TTTTTTATTACCCTTTACTTTATCGCATATAAAATGCTATTCCTTAGTTGCGGCAACGGTTGCCGCGTTTAAACAACTATGAAGGAAAAACAAAATGATTAACCAATCAAAAAACTATAGAGCGCTAAAAAGTACTTTGGCTTATGAAACTGAAGCCTATTTAAAATCTGTTGAGGATCGTTTGTCATGGGTTAAAAAATTGGGCCAGTGGCATTTGTCCGGCGGCAATGGGCAAACACTTTGCGGCGTTCCGATGCTTGGCAATAATTATGCAAAGTATATTCCCGAAAACGATCGCACCAAATGCGCTAAATGCTTTGGGGAACGCTCTTAATGGTTACTTTGGATAAATTAAATGGTTATCCCGTTTTGGCTAAAGCCCCGTGGAAAGGGCGCATTAGTGGGGATTATGCTGTTTTGGTACGTCGTAACGATAATAGTTTGCATCCATACGTTGTGGCGCATTGGAATAAAGACGCTAAAAATTGTTGGAACTGGGGCAATTATTTTGAGAATTACGACGAAGCTTTGGAGTGTTTTTTCAACAAATGTATTTTACCTGATGCCACCAGAATTAAATTATAATAGCGGTAATTAAAACCCGCTCATAGCGACGATAGGCGGCCCCAGTGGCCGCCTTTTTTATTTTTAGTGCAACACAGTTAAACAAACCGCCCCTTGCCCCGCGGGCCGTGCTTAAAACCTACAGGACCGCGGGCCGTGTTCCGTTGTTCGATGTTCGAGATCGACCGTTTCACGGCTATTAAATCTCGGATTGCGTAAAACTTCCCCTGATCGACGGCCAGCGGGCCGCGGATCATTTACCGAAAAAAAAATGTCAGGGTCCCCCGAATATCGGGTCAAAAGCCGTGATTTTTTCCCAGAAATCCGCGCAAAATCGACCGCGGCCCCGCCGCTGTGGCACGAGGGCTAGGGCCATGTTTCGCGCAAATATTTACCAGTTATTTGATATAAGCTTCACTATTATATAAAAACGCGTATAATCGCATAAATTATGATACTTATTCAGGGGCCCCTATGAACGTAGCTATGAACCCTAGTCTTGAAGAAAAAAGACTGAAACTCGAACTGCGTCTTGCGCAGCTTGAGAAAAACGAGAAGTGCCAAAAAGATTTTTTAACATTCGTAAAAACAGTTTGGCCTGACTTTATCGCGGGCCGTCATCATAAGATAATTGCTGAAAAGCTGGAGAGGGTTGCGCGTGGAGAGTTAAAGCGTTTGATAATCAACATGGCACCGCGGCACACGAAGAGTGAGTTTGCATCTTTTTTGTTTCCTGCGTGGTTCATGGGCCGTGATCCAAAGAAGAAGATCATTCAGGCGACGCACACGACTGAGTTGGCGGTGGGATTTGGTCGTAAGACTAAAAATTTATTGGAGAGTGATGAGTACAAGGAGATATTTCCGGAGGTTAAGTTGGCTGTTGATTCGAAGGCATCTGGACGTTGGGACACGAATAAGGGTGGTATGTATTACGCAGTGGGTGTTGGTAGTAACTTGGCTGGTCGTGGTGGTGATTTAGTAATTATTGATGATCCACATTCGGAGCAGACCGCGATGAGCAGTAGTGGTTTTGACGATGCTTGGGATTGGTATACCGGGGGCCCCCGACAGCGTTTACAGCCGGGAGGTAGTATTGTTTTGGTTCAGACTCGGTGGTCAGAGAAGGATATGACGGGGCAACTTTTGAGGGCGATGGCTAAAGATGAGTTAGCGGATCAGTGGGAGGTTGTTGAGTTACCTGCTATTTTTGAGGATGGGACTCCGTGTTGGCCGGAGTTTTGGAGTTTGGAGGATTTGACCGCGGTCCGCGCATCTATTCCGCCGGGCAAGTGGAACGCTCAGTATCAGCAGAATCCTACTGGTGAGGAGAATGCGATTATTCCACGTGAGTGGTGGCGTACTTGGGAAAAGGAGAAGGTTCCTCAGTTAGAGTATGTTATTCAGAGTTACGATACGGCGTTTAGCAAGCGGGAGACGAGTGATTATTCGGCTATTACGACGTGGGGTGTATTTTATCCGAATGAGGGTGGTAGCGGTCCAAACTTGATATTGTTGGATAGCAAGAAGGGTCGGTGGGATTTTCCTGAGTTGAAGGGTTTGGCGTTAGAGGAGTATCGGTTTTGGGACCCTGACACGGTAATTGTGGAGGCGAAGGCGAGTGGATTACCGTTGACGCAGGAATTACGTCAGATGGGAATTCCGGTAGTGAATTTTACACCGAGTCGTGGTAATGATAAGGTAACGAGGGTTCACAGTGTGTCGCCGTTGTTTGAGGCTGGCATGGTTTGGGCCCCCGACGAGACGTTTGCGGATGAGATGATTGAGGAGGTCGCGGCGTTTCCGAATGGTGAGTATGATGATTTGGTTGATAGTATGACACAGGCATTAATGAGGTATCGTCAAGGTAATTTTGTACAATTACCAACAGATGACTGGGAAGATGAAGAAAACTCTGCTAGAGTAAAGGCATACTATTAAAATGGAGGGGTTTTGATGTCTTATAACAGGTCAGCGGTAAATTTAGGCGCGGGGGCCCCGGACGCTTATTACATGCAAGAGGGCGGTGATCCTTTTGGAATGCCCTTGACTGAGACGGCACCGGGTAGTGTACCTGAATATTTGTATGATTTTCAGGTATCGGGCGAGTCCCCGTTGCCTGATGGTACATTTGTTGAAAACCCTGATGATGTAGAAAGTGGTGTATCTTCTCTTATTTATGATCGTTTAATGGGCGATAATGTAACGGAAGACATCCGAGAGAGTGCTAGGGTTGGCGGTACGCGGACCGAGGCTCTTTATGGGTCTGATCCTAGTTTTATGCAAACATTGATTGAAAAGTATGATTACCCTGCTGTTTTTGATGACGAGACAGGTCAGCTTGTTATACCTACGGATGATGATAAGTTTACGGAGGCGGAGCGTCATGCGCGTCCTGATGGTGAGAAGTTTTTACCTTCATATCCTGAGTTAGAAGATGCGCGGGCTCATATGTTGGGCACGGCTTTGACGGCGGCGGAGTATGGTCCGGAGACGGCTATAAAGGCTGGTAATTTTGGCGAGTTTATGGATCGGTTTGCGCCGTTTCCGTTTGGCGGTCAAAATGCGCAAGATGTGGCAATGGACAAGCGCAACAATGCTGTTGGTGCTGTTTTGTTTAAGCAGGCGGGTATTAACGCTACGCCGGAACAATTGACACGCATGGTTGACGCGGAAGTATTTAAGCAATTAGAAAAGATTATGGGTCGCTCTGAGGATGAGCGTAGTTTTAAGTCACCTCGTGGTGGTCCTGACCTTTTCTTTAATCGCGACGAGCGCGGTTTTTTTGATACGACTAGAAAAATATTGGGCGCGGGCCGTCCGTATCGTTATTAGCGTATTTAGGAGAAATACATGGCTGAAGAAAAAAATGGTTACCAAAGTAGTTTGATGGACACGGGGGTTCCGTCACAACTAGATGAAGATGTTTTAAGGTCTGAGTTAGAGATTGAGATACCTGATTCTCAAAATATTGTTGAGGCAAATATTGAAGCGGTTAATGTTGGTGAGATAGAGATTAACCCTACAGAAGATGGTGGTGTTGAGATAGACTTTGAGCCGCAGGATCAGCGCGGCATGTCGGAAGATTTTTATTCTAACTTGGCGGAAGAGATGCCTGACCGCGAGTTATCGCGTGTGGCTAATGAGCTTTTAGAAGAGTATGATGCTAACAAGGCGAGTCGTCAGGAATGGGAAGATGCGTATTCAAACGGTTTAGATTTGCTTGGGTTTACTTACGAGGAGCGGACGCAGCCATTCCGCGGAGCCTCTGGTGTGACTCATCCATTGCTTGCCGAGGCGGCTACACAATTTCAAGCGCAAGCGTTTAATGAATTATTGCCTGCTTCGGGTCCTGTTCGTACTGTTGTTATGGGTAAGGAAACAAAATCTAAGTACGATCAGTCCAAGCGTGTTCAGCAATTTATGAATTATTACATTACGAGTGTAATGGATGATTATACGCCCGACATGGATCAGATGTTATTTTATTTACCGTTGGCGGGCTCGACATTTAAGAAGACTTATTTTGATGAAACTATGGGCCGTGCGGTATCTAAATTTGTGCCTGCGGAAAACTTGGTTGTGCCTTATGAGACGTCTGATTTGGACACTTGTCCAAATATTACGCAAGCTGTCCGCATGTCGCTTAATGATTTACGCAAGCGTCAAATATCTGGTTTTTACTTAGATATTGAGGTTTTGCCTTCACAACGCGAGTTAAACGAGGTTGAAAGTGAGCTTGATCGTATTGATGGCATGGAGCCTAATCAGATTGATTATGATTGCACCATTCTGGAATGTCATGTCGATTTAGATTTAGAGGGTTACGAAGAGCTTGACGATGACGGGGAACCGACGGGTATTAAGGTTCCTTACATTGTAAGTTTATCTTTGGATAACGGTCAGGTGTTGTCTATTCGTCGTAATTATTACGAGGACGACCCAAACAAAAAGAAAATACAATATTTTACACACTACAAGTTTTTGCCCGGTTTTGGTTTTTATGGTCTGGGCTTGATACACACGATTGGCGGTCTTTCGAGGACTGCCACAGCGGCACTGCGACAGTTGATCGACGCTGGTACGTTGTCCAACCTCCCAGCGGGTTTCAAGGCCCGCGGACTACGGATCAGGGATGATGACGATCCTTTGCAGCCGGGTGAGTTTCGCGACGTTGACGCGCCCGGTGGGGCTATTAGAGATAGCCTTATGCCGCTACCTTTTAAGGGGCCAGATCAAACCCTGTTTAATTTGCTTGGTTTTGTTGTTCAGGCTGGACAGCGTTTCGCGACTATTACAGATTTAAAGGTTGGTGACGGTAATCAATCCGCGGCCGTCGGCACAACTATTGCCATGATGGAGCAGGGAACACGCGTGATGAGCGCGGTTCATAAGCGTTTGCACTATGCCATGCGTCAGGAATTCAAAATTTTAGCTCGGGTTATGTCTGAAAGCTTGCCACAGGAATATCCTTACTCTGTAGCGGGCGGTGACGCAACAATCATGCGCGAAGACTTTGACGATCGTGTAGATGTCATTCCGGTTAGTAATCCGAACGTATTTAGCCAGTCTCAGCGCATTGTTTTGGCTCAGACCAAGCTGCAATTAGCGGCGCAGGCTCCCGAGTTGCACAATATGAATGAAGTCTTTCGGGATATGTACGAGGCCATGGGTGTTTCGGATGTAGATCGTATTATGAAATCATTACCTTCAGATAATCCAGAGCCGATTGATCCTGCTCAAGAGAACATTAATGCGTTGGATACATTGCCTTTGAAAGCTTTTGAGGGCCAAAATCACCAAGCGCACATTACGGCGCACATGATTTTTGGATCTACGCCTATGGTTTCTCAGTTGCCCAAGGTTGCCATGGATTTGCAGAAGCATGTTATGGAACATGTACAAATTGCTGCTAAAGAACAGGCTGCTGTTGCTTATTTGCAACAAGTTCAGCAGCAAGGAGGACAGCCTGCTTCTGACGAACAGATGTTAGAAGTGGAGCGTATGACTGCGCAGTTTGTTGCAGAGGGTTTGCAGCAAGTAAAAGATTTGTCGGCACAGATGTCTGGTCAGGGTCCAGACCCGCTTGTTCAGCTAAAAGAGGCAGAATTGCAACAGAAAGCGCAGGAAGCTGCGGCGGACGACCAATTGGACCAGCAAAAGCTACAGTTAGACGCGCAGAACCAAGCAATGCGTTCGAATCAGTTCCAGCAGCGTTTGCAGTCTCAGGAGAAACAAACAGCGGCTCGTATCGACGCTGCGCGTGAGCGCGAGATATTAAAGCTAAGAAGAGGAGGTGAGGGATGATTGATAAAAAAATTAATTCTAATGTTTTAAGCGATCTTGGAAAAAAAATTGATGCTGCGCGTAAGAGTGAGCCCGACACAGGTACATCGGCTCTAGGAGAGCTCGGAAGAAAAATAAGTGCGGAACGCGAAAGAGAGGCTAGTCCAGCTAATTTTGATTATAGGATCGGTAATATTCAAAAAGCGGGGGTTGATCCGGGGACTGGCGCTCAGATGTATAACTCATTTCTTGAAGTAACTCTGCCCGACGGAACCGTATCTGCGTATAGAACGGGTAACTTTCGTAATAAGTCTGATGTTTCAGATGATTTAAATAAGATGCTTGCTGATGTAAAAGCTTCCACGGCTCAAGCTCCGCAAGTAGATCAAATGAAAGTGACAGGTTTTGCAGGCATGGGGCCGATTGTAACTGAACAGGTAGATAATCCGGAGTATGTTCCAAGCAAGTTTATGACACCAACGAATTATACAACTGAAACGTATACAGGTATGGCTTCAGATGATTTGCTTAATCAGTTGATTTCTGGGGGGAAATTATCTCGAAGTGCCCCTAAAGATTTTGATTTTGGTGCGCCTGCTAATGTGGGTGACACGTATTATGACCCGCGGCTTGACACAACATATACTTATCAGGAAAAACCTGACGGACGTGGAGGTTTTTATTCAGGCTGGGATATAACCGAGGGTACGGGCGGAACAGTAACGGGTGGTCCGGCTAATCAGGTGGGAACCACGGGATCAGCATTTGCTGACCAACTTAGTTCCAGCAACAGTACGCCAAGAGATTATGGTTTTGATACATTTCAATTACAAACAGCATTTCCAACAAGTTCTGTATTAGCAGATCAAATGTTTGTTGATACAAATAAACCTGAAAACATTACT